TAGGCCTAAGACAAGGTGATTAGCGGAGCCTTGAGGGTCTTCTATAGAGGCTCTAAGGATGTCATTCCACTCTTCACGTTTACGAGTATTGATCACTTCTTGAGCTGAGATACCCATAGCATCAGTGAAGTATTGAACGCCTTGACTAAGACAATCCAATCTGTCGTCATGTTTAACTGCGCCTTTTTCGCGGCACATACGACTCATCTGATAGAAGAGCATGTAGAGAAGTCGTTCTTCAGGAGCGGCTTGTTTGTTTGAGTTGTAGTCCCAATCAATGACAGAGCGATCCACAACAAGCCTATGCTGATTAAGAATGGGTTCCAAAGAATCAATGATACGTTGTTCTTTACGGACTGTTGCTCGGACTTCTTCAACATCTATGCCTTGTTTTGTTTGTATGAGGTGTTTTTTAAATAGTTCAGCGACAATACCGTCACCGAAGTTTGTTTCTATAACTAATTTGGTTACGTTAAACTTACGACAACCTTTTAGAATATCCAAAAGCGTTGTGTCAGAGTATCCATCTCTGTAAGCACGCATTTCGTGCAAGTACAGAAAACCGTTTCGTTGTGAGATATAAGCTGCTGACGTTTCATCCGATCCACGACCCGATGGATCAACTGAGCAGATTGTCTCTTGGTAGGGGCCCCAGTCACCTTGAAGCTGCATTGGACTGTAGAAATAATCTCCAGGGAGTCCGACAGTGGGGAGTTCCTTGATAATATTTCTGGGGTCTGAGCACCAGATGATTGAGTCAGGAGCAGAGGTAGGGTTAACAGAGGTGACGATAAGATCAGCCATTTTAAGGGGGAACTTTTCAGAGTCACTGAGGCTTGTATCAAGCATGAACTGAAGCATGAAGTTGCTTCTGCCCATTGCCGCTTCACGTTCAATAAGGTCTTCATCATTAAATCTATCGGGGTCAGTTACTTGCCATTTTTCAGCACCTTGATCAATATCAGCTTGTAATGCAGGTGCTATCAGCCCTTCGTAATTAGCCAGGGAGCGTGGGAAACGTGCTGGCCATACAAACGGTCTATAGTTACGTTCAGCGAGCTTCCTGTAGACCGTAAACACCGTCTGTGGCGTTCCTAAGTACATAATACGGCTATCATCTTTAGGAGTAAGGATAGATTCAGCTTCCGTACAAAGTTGAAGAAGCTTTTCACGCATCATTTCTGTCATTGAGTTACCAGGAACTTCAATGTCATCCAGAATCATTAAATCAGCCCGACTACCGGTAAGCTGGCCAGTAATACCGACTGATTTAACAGAAGGAGCTTGGTGAGGGGAACAATTAACGTCAAATGAGATGCGACTCCAACGGGAGTCATCAGATTTCGGGCGCAGATGCACCAACCAAGGTGTTTCAATTATCAGTTTCTGTAAGAAGATGGACATGTTGTCTGCACGTTCTTTAGATGCAGAGATAATCATGATCTTTTTTTCTGGATCTTTAAAAAGAGTCCAAAGAACAAACGCACCAGTAATCCAAGATTTACCGATTCCTCGGAAAGCTTGAATCTGTAGACGTTTAGGACCGTGTTGTAAGTAGTCAGCGATTGCGTATTGAGCGCGTGTCGGCGTAGGAAGGTCAAGCTGACCCCACAGTGCTTGTAGGAACAGCTTGAAATCATCCTGTAACGCCTCTAAGACGTTGTTCATATACCATCAATTCCGATTACAAATCTTGCACCACCGCCAATAAAATCAACCAATCGTTTTTTATTCACTTCATACACTTGACTAGCAAATGCTTTGGCCATGTCACCGGTAGTTGCTTCACCAGCAACTGATCCATAAGGTACTGCTATTGGTTGGCCATCTTTATAAGCCAATCCTTGTTTACCTTGATCAATAGTTTCAGGTGTAGGCATTACTGTGTTTCGTGTTCTATCGACAAACATGTGCCCTTCTCTGCTTACATCAGCATTATTATCACCTTCAATTTCACTAATAAATGGTATTGCATCTCCTGCTGCTTCTGAAGGAGATTGACCTAACAATATCCCTGCTAAAGGGCCAGCTACTGCACCAGCTATTGGAAATTCTCCTATATTATTTGCAAATTGTCTAGCTAGTTTGCGTTGCATACTTGAGATGCTGTTTGTCCTCATACCGCCGCCTGATCGCTGAAGCTTTAGTTGGTTTTTTAATCTCCAATCTTCGGCTGCAGTTTCTGGAACATTTGCTCTCCTTAAATCAGCTGGGTCTTGATATTCATAGGGGTTTTGTGCTGCAGCTACTTGTAAACCTACTTCTGGTGTATCAAGAAATTTCTTGTTTGTCTGAATTCGATCAGGGGACATATCTGTTGACCAGTTGTCTTCTCCTGGCAATAAAAGACCCTCTTCAACCATTAATTCATTAGCTACAACTCTTCTACTTTTATCAGCATTAATACCTAGCTTAAGTGAATACTCAGCTTCTTCTATTGCTGGTTTAAACGCTTCATACATTTCCGTGCCTTTGGTATACACACGGTCTAAAGTTTTGTCATACCCCTTAGAGGTCCCTAGATTATGAGCACTAAAATTTTTATCACCAGTTAAGTCTAATTCATACGGATAATTCCGGTAAGCTGTCGCTTTTTTATCTTTTGCTCCTGTATGCGATTGTTCTTGGAATGAATTATCTATATTTGGTGCGCTGTCCCCAAAATATCTCCCATCAGCTTCTGCAGCTTGGAGAAATTCAAGCATGATGTCTGGATCTTGCTTCATTAGTACATCCATTAGTTCTAATGGGATGCCATGATGAAGTCTGTCAGATTGAATGCGCTTTCTTTGAAGTGGGATTTTTCTTTCAGAAATCCCTCGCAGTTTATTTTTTAGTTTGTCACCATCAGCATCCTTTGCTAATAAGTTTTCAACTTCATCAATAAATACTGAATCATCAGTACCTGCAAGCAATCTAGCCATTCTAAGATACATCTTAGGTTCTGCAGAGCTACTAATTTTTTTACCAGCTCTTTTAAGTTCTTGATTCTCGTACATTCGTCCAAGAATCTTAGCTATGGCTTTTTTTTTAATTTCTTGTGCTTCTTTAGTATGACTAGACATAAAAAAAGCCCCCTTGCGGGGGCGTGTAATTAATTAGTTATCAGTAGCCTTTCTTGACAGGCTTCTTTTTCTTTTTCTTAGAGTGTGTATGTGCTGCGATTTTGAGGCCGTGTCCAGGTTTATGCATTAGTTAATGTGCGATAGTATTAGTCCTTCTCTTAGAAGGTTTTGTCCGAATTGCTCTCTCATCCAAGAGCGCCAATGTTTACTTCCTTTGTCCTGATTGCACTTTGTACACGCTGGTACAACATTCGATGAAATGTCTTCACCTCCCTTACTGCGGGGGTGTACGTGATCCAAAGTGAGTTGATGTAGTTCATAAGTTTCTCCGCAATAAACACATGTGCAATTAAAATGCTCTTTAATGCTGCGCCCCCAAAGGCGCTTTGCTTCAGAGGATGTCATGGTTATTAGGTTGTAAAGGTAATGTTCAGGAGTTGGAAGTAAGGGAGTCATGCGTATTTAATCTTTAGGCGTGGTCGTCGTCGGTTAGTAGAAGGTTTTTCTAACTTTCCTTTATTCGGACCTGTATGGGATGCATCTTTTCCATCACCATTGCCATAAGTACCCAATTTCCGATTTAGCTTGTTAGCTTTTGTACGGATCTTTAGCCCTTTGTCTGTCTTGTTATATTTGGCCTGTTGCTTCAGGCGTTTTTTTCGAGCTTCGGGATTATTCTTGTAGTAAGTTGATGTTTTACCGCTTGCCATAAAGTCTGCTCTGTACTAATTCTTGATCTACAGACGGCATGATGCTGGCAAGTTTTGACAGTGGGTTACCTTCTAAGGCAACACCATTGATGTCATTCTTTGCTAGCCAATCACACGCTGCCTTTAGGTCTTGTGTTGTAGCTTCACCTGTTTTGATTCGCTTGAGGAATTCTTTAGTGACTAAATTATGCAGTTCGTTGAACTGATCTTCAGTCGCTTTCTTTTTTAGCATTAGCTTTCTTAGCTTTTGGTTTTGGTGCTACTGTTTCTTGGATTTCAAGGCGTACATAATCTTCTACCGACTGATGCCTAAGAGTCTTTTCTGCTTCTTCTTTTGAATCAAACTCTTGCAGCACTTTGCCGCGTGTTACGTCTACTAATTTAAAAGTCATTGTTATACGTTGTAGCCTTTACGTTGGCCTGATAGTTTTTTAGCTTGCCTTGGACCTTGGTACTTAGGCATATCTTTCGGTTGGACTACTGGTTGTCCAGGTTTAGTATGTCTTTGTCCTTCGTGGATTGCCTTTAGTGACGGATTCTTGTAACCCATAATTAATTTCTCAATACAATTTGATCTAATTTGTTTTCGATACGTACCATATGGTCTTCCATACGTTGGACCATTACTGATAGGTCAGCTTTAGATACGTAGTCTTGAGCTACGCTTAATTCGATAGCATCGATTCGTCTGTCGAGTCCACTTATGCGGTCATGCACGTTATTTATTCTGTTGTGTAATCTGTTATTTAAAGCTGCCCCACCACCAATCAAAGCGATAAGAGCAGTCACAGCTGCTTCCATTATTTAAGTGAGACAATAGGTACAACGTCATGGCAAAGTACTTCTACGCGACTGCCAGGACGAAAGGTAAAACCAGCTTTCATGATTTCTGTACATTTAAGAGCACGTACTAGCTCATAATCCAACCGCATTTTTTGTTCGTGTCTACGTGCAATCTGTTTGCATGTTTCAACCATGCCACCGTCTAACGGAACAGAAAAGCCAATCTGTACACCGAAATTACTTGTACGTTG